TTTGATCTCCCCAACGAGTTTTATTTTTCGGGTCTTAAAAGATTTTACCGCGACCACATTTCCTGCGGCGATAGCGGCAGGGAATATCTCGTCCCTTCCATTGGCCTCCAACCAAATGGGAACGATGATAGCCAGCATTCCTTTTACCGGGTATATCGGTTCGCAGATCGAGTTGAAATGGCAGAATTCCAATCTCTACAAGCAGATCGAAATCGTCGGCAACTTTGAAAGCGAAACGCTCCTTGTCGATGGGGCTTGGGATTTCGAGACATCCGGCACATGGGGAGCAACGATCCAAATCCTGCGCGTGCCTGCCGAGATCATGCAGGCGGGAGTCATCGCTGGCCTTGGCGTTCCCGTTGGTGGCACGGGCATCGAAGTCTACCAACCAAACCACGGTTGGGCAGATGGCGACATCATTTCCGTGCGGGGGGATTATTCCGCACCGAATGCCACGATTTATTCCGTGACGACGAACACCTATCGCTACAATGTCGTGACCGCTCCCACTCTCACTGGTTATCGCGATGTCTTCCCGGAGAATCTCACGCAAATGGAAATCGTCCGCGAGTACATCGTGGACAATGACAAAAACATCATCACCTCTGGAACGGAAGAGAGTCTCTGTGGACTCAAAATCGTCATCCGCAACGCGCAAAAAATAGCGTACAACTGGGCCGCGAGTACGGTCTATGTCGTAGGTGACTTTGTCTACTCTGGTGGCAAGACCTACTACTGCGTGCTGGCGCATACGTCTGGGGGATCGTTTGATTCTTCCAAGTGGACCACGCAACAGGTTCCCAATGCTCGCATCGATAGCTCAACCAAGATCATCGGCGGGGTCGCTACCATCACCGCAGCCAGCACTATCAATGTAGAAAAGTGGCTCGGACCTCTCGCTGCCTCTGGTGCAAAAACGAAGTTCTGGCAATACGGAGCCTTCAACGCGACCAGCGGTTACCCTCGCTCGGTGTGCCTGCATGAGCAACGTCTCTGCTTCGGCGGAACCAAAGCGCAACCGAACACGATTTGGTGCAGCGCCATTGGCGACTTTGAAAACTTTGAACTCGGAGTCAATGCCAGCGATGCCGTGCAGTTCACGCTCGCCGCCTCGGAAGGGAACAGAATCAATTGGATGTTCTCGCAATCTGAAATGCTCGTCGGGACATCCGGCGACGAGTGGACTATCGGCGCAGCGGATTCCGCCTCGGCGCTCTCGGCAACGAACGTCAAGACCCGCAGGCAGGCCAGCTACGGGAGCAAGTACATGCGAGCCGCGATGGTCAACGATGTCCTGCTTTTCGTCCAACGCAACGGACGCAAGGTGAGAGAGCTTGTCTACGAATTAAATAAGGACGGTTGGGTCGCGCCCGATCTGACACTCCTAGCCGAACACATCACGGTCGGCGAGATCGTCGAGGTCGCGTACCAACAACAACCGGACGCCATCCTCTGGTGCGTGCGCGGGGATGGAACGCTTATTGGCATGACCTACGAGCGCGACCAGAAGGTTGTGGGCTGGCATCGGCACACCATCGCCGACAATGCTGATGTCGAGTCGGTCGCTACAATCTATGGCAGCGGCACAGAGGACGAGGTCTGGATGGTCGTCAAGCGCACCGTGGCTGGCTCAACCTACCGCACCATCGAGCGATTTCCTCTCCTCTGGCGAACCGCTTTCGACAACCAAACGACCGCCTCATACCGCTACCTCGACGGCCATGTGGCATTTGCTTCTGGTGCTGCCAACCGCAGCGTGACAGGTCTCTCGCACCTCAATGGCAAGAGCGTCACCATCGTGCAAAATGGAACACTCACCGGCACTGCTGTCGTGTCTGGAGGATCGGTCACCGTTCCCCAAGCCGCCGCAGGCTATGTCGGCCTGCCCTACACCAGCACGCTGACGCCCATGAAGCTCGACATGGACCTAGAAGACGGGTCATCGCAAGGCCGCAAGAAGCGCATCCACAAGGTCGTCGTCAGAACGCTCAAAAGCCAAGGCGGCGAAGTGCGCGTCAATGCCGGGCAGTGGTACGACCTCGCCAGCACCCTCACCACGGGAGATCAAAAAATCTTGACGGCAGGCACGTTTGGATTCGACGCCGATGTTTCTGTCCAGCAAAGTGACCCCTATCCAATGTGTATTCTCGCGATTGAACCTGTCTGGGACACCTACGGAAATGAATAGCATTCACATGAGACCCTACCTCGCTTCCGACTATGAGATGCTCTCGCAGTGGCGAGTCGCTCACGGCAAGGACATCGTCCCAGAAATCGTTCTGCCAAAGTGCGGAGTGATATGCGAGATCAATGGGAAACCGACCGCCTCTCTCTTTCTCCACATGAGCAATTCCAATGGAATGTGCATGGTCGAGCATGCGGTATCTGCTCCTAGTCTCTCCATTAAGCTCGCTCGCGAGGCATTTGGGCATTGCATGTCCTGCCTCAAAAAGATCGCACACGACCTCGGATACCACACCATGGCAGCGTATACCCATCCTGCAATGGTGCGTCTGGTCAAGCGCCACGGGTTTCGTGCCGGTGAAAAAAATCTTGTCCAAATGTTTGCTCCAACACAGGAGGTCCACAATGGCTGAGTATGCAATGGCTATTGCAGCAGTTGCCGCAGTCGCCTCGGCAGGCGTCTCGATCTATTCGGCGAACGAGCAAAGCCAAGCGCAAGCCGCGATGGCCGAGTACAACCGCATGGCTGCGGAGCAGAATGCCTCATGGCAACGCCTCGCCGGGGAACGTGCCGCGCAGGCCGAACAATTTAATGCCCAGATCGCTGGATTCAACGCAGACGCGCAGGCCCAACAGGCGCAGATGAACCGGCAGATGCTCGGTCAGCAGAGCGACCAACTGCGAGCGCAGGCGACCGCGCAAGACGCGCAAGCCCGCGACCAAGCAGGCCGCATCCGCGCCGAGAAGGATCGCATCCTCGGTCTCCAGCGTAGTCAGTTCGCCGCCGGCGGCGTCACCCCGGAAGGTTCGCCATTAGCTGTTTTGGCTGATACCGCGAACCTCTACGAAATGCAGGTCAACGACACGAAGCTCCTCGCCAATCTGGAGACCAACAAAAAACGCCGCGAGGCCGGACTCAACGACATCATCGGCGACTTCAATTTCAACGCAGATACCTTTGCCTCGGTGATGAGTTCCAAGGCCGCGAAGTTGAGCTTGGACGATGCGAAGTTCGCAGAGGAAGCCGCAGGCGCAGGCTACCGCATCAATCTCCGCCAAGCCGACATCGAGCAACGCGCAGGCATGTCCCAATCGCGTGGCACTCTGATGGCAGGCTACGGATCAGCACTCAGCAACATATCCCAAGCCGGGTACTACGGATCGCAGGCCGCAGGCGGGTATTCGTCCGGTGGTGGAAGCGGCAAAGGTAAAGACACATCAACCGGGAAAGCGTTTAAATAACCATGCCATCCATCCGACTCGCCGATATTCCAAATGCAGGCCCGCAAGGTGTCGCTCCCGACAGCGGCATCATCGCGCCTCGCGTAGCCCAACTCGGCGGGTCCGCAGCCCTTGACCCCAACGCCATGCGCGGGGTCGCCAAGGACATGCAGCTGGAGAAGTACAACCTCAACGCATTTGCGGGCGAGGCCATCGGTCTTGGCAAGATCGGAGACGCCATGAGCGATGTGGCTACCCTCGGCCTCCGCTTCGCGACGAAGATGGCCGATGCGAAAGAAAACGATGACGAAACTCGCGCAGATACCCTTATGCGGATCGCCCTTGAGAAGCAGGCTAATGACCAAGACATGACTCCTGTCGAGAAATGGCAAGAGAAGTGGGCATCGAATGTCGCTGATACCAGAAAAAAAATCTCCGAGATTGGAATGTCCAAAAACACATTCGCTAAACTCTCCCCAGCAATGGACAGATGGGCTGAGTTATCTAAAGTCAAAATCGAAGGACAAGCTAACCAAAAGCGTATCGAAGGATACCGCATGAACACCAAGGCCAATGCCTTAATAAAGATGGCCAGCGATGACTATGAAGGCGCATTTACCGCCATTGACGAAGGGGTCAAGAAAGGAGTGTTTTCTGAAGAGCAAGGTAAACTTGAAAAAGCCATGATGCAGGACGATATCATCCGCAAGGCCGAGCTAAAGCAACGCGAGAATATCACGTCCGAAATCCTTACTGATCCACGCCGCGCCAAGGAAATCCTCACGAAGGCCAAGACTGGCGAGCAAACGGAATTTGGCAAACTCGATCCGAGTCGAGTCAAGCTCCACCTCTACGAGGCCGACCGCCAAATCCGAGTCACAGATTCTGATAACTGGAATTCACTGGTAGAACGAATTCAGAACGGAGATATCGCCAGTAAAGAAGACCTCAAGAAAGAGGCAGAAGGAAAGCAGATCGATCCGGGCAAATACAAGCGCCTCGAAAGCGCCATCGCCGCAAACATCCAATTCGATCCCAAGGTCGCAGGCGATTTGAAAGCCAAGGTCGCAGCGTTCGATTTCAGCGCCGACAAGAACGATGAAAAATTCTACGCACTTAACGCAGAGATAGCTTCAAAGCTTCCCAAGGAGCATGCTCAGTTGCTCGGAGGGGAACTGAATTCCTCATGGAAGAAAGCCTTTGATGGAACACCAAAATCCCCACGCGAGGTTTACCGGTCTGATGTCATCCAAGGCATCAAGCGCATCGGCGACAGCGGCCTGCTCGGAGAAACCGGGTTGGACAAGGACGGCAAGATCGAAGATTTATCCAAGAACAACACCTACAACGCCAGAGTCTATTCGGTGATGCAAGGTATGGACGCTTGGTTTGATGATAGAGCGAATAAAGACAAGACCCCGGCGGATGCCCAACAGCACCGAGATAGCCTTATCGAACCGCTACTCAAAGGGAAGGCGCTTGAATTATTCAAAGGGAAGGCGCCCACATTGGTACTGCCAAGCACGCCATTCCAGACAGGAATGATGGGTGGGGTGAATAAATCAGACTTTGCGAAACCTACGCCAACTCCACCTCCCGCCAAAGAGGCAATCGATAGAGCAAAAGCGATGAAACCCGAAGGCAAAGTGACGTACTACAATTTCCCCGGCGATGCCTATTCGGATTCTAATTCGCGTGCCAGAATCGGGGCATGGGATAATAAGCTCACCGAAAACTCGCTTGCTATCTCGCCCGATATCGAAAGCAAATTCAAAGCCGCAGGAATTGGAAAGGGCGAGCCAGTGGAACTCACTCTTGCGGATGGGTCCACCGTCATTCGCAACTGGGATGACCGCACCATGCAGGACAAGCAAGCCATCGAAAAATTCGGCAAGCCTCTTCGTGGTCGTTTCGACTTCCATTCACCGGGAGGAAAACAAAAGAACGATGGCATGGCCGTCCTGTCCTTCCGCAAAGCCCCCAACGCTTAATTTTTCATGGCAACACTCATCGACGACGCAACAGCAACCGAATACTTCAACGGAATCGAAAATGCCCCAGAGGATAAGCGCCAACAAATGGCAGATGATCTACTGGCATGGGGGAACGCAAAGCAAGAGCAGGAGTACAATGACGCCGACAAGCACTTCTCCAAACTCTTCACCGACCAAGCTTATTTCGAGCAGGAGAAAGCGGCCAATGTCGCCGTTCAAGAATCCATCGACCCAGACCAAACGGCAAAAAGCGCAGCCATCGGCGCTTGGTTGGAACACCGCACCGGAAGACCTGTGGACACCATGTCCTACCAAGTCGAGCGAGACGCCTTCGCCATGGCGAACTACGGACAGAAAAACCTCGATGACGCGCAGTTTTTCGATTTCGTCAGTGGAGAATACGAGACGCAGCAAAAGAAGACTGAGGCGCTCAATGACCTCCACATGCAGTCGGTCGGCAAGGCGATCAATGACTCTCAGCTAGGTCAGAATCGCCCCTTCGTGGACGGCATGACCGATGTCTTCAACCAGTGGCAGCAAAAGTATCCAGAACTTGTGGACGGCACGAATGACGCCGCCTTCCTCTCGCAGGGATACAAACTCTACTACGACACGATCAACGACCTCGACTCCGTGCGCCCGCAGGCCGCGCAGACGCTCTCCACGCTGGAGAAGTTCACCAAGGGCGAGTCTGATCCAGAGTCGCTACAAACGCTCTCCAATACGCTCATCGGCGCGACTCCCGAAGAACGTCAGAAAATCTACAAGTATGTGACCCTTGCCGCAGAGGCAGGCCACATCGACCGCGCCGGGCTAGATCAGTTCGCCCTCAACATGGGGCAAGCCTTCACCCGTGGGTTCGACTTCGTCCCGCAAGGTTCGCTCCAGATGCAGGAGGCTGGCGTCAACAACTGGTTGGAGTCCATTCGCAACGGAACGCAAATCTGGGTTCCCGCCGATGGCAACCTCTCCAAAGCAGAAGTCGGCAACGCTCCCGAAGGAGTCGAGTCCGATGCGTGGCGGCAGGCTACCCTCCCAGAGACAGAGAAACTCATCCAGAGTGGGCATGACGTGCGTGAAGGATTCAAGGTCGTTCGCGAACTCCGCAATGTCGCCAAGACTGGCGTCGATCCGATCCGCCCCGTGCTGGAGGAGAACTCCTTCTGGGGAACTGCCGAGCGTGGCGCATACGGATTGGCAGGCAGCATCGCTCCCATGGCGGCGACTGCCGTGAATCCGTTCCTCGGCGCTCTCGCCTACCAAGCAACCGAGTACGACCGCATCATGCTGGAGAACTCAGATATCAACCCGCAGTTCGCCCAAGGTCTCGCTCTGGTAGAAGGTGTAGCCAATGCCGCCATCGACCGGGTGCAGTTGAAAAGCCTCTCTGGCAAGCTTCCCATGTTTGGCCGATACCTCGACCGGATCAAAAGCGATGGCATCCGCCGCACCGTCAAGATCGGAGCCAATGTCGTGGAGCAGAACTTGCAGGAGGGCGCTCAAGACCTCATCGCCCCCGTGCTGGAGACCGCCGTTGCCGCCCTCCGCGAGGACATGCCCGACAAGGATTTCTCCTCCCTCATGGAAGGTTGGGCAGGCCAACGTCCAGAGACCTTCTTTGCCACCCTCCCACTCGCCCTCATCGGTGGCGGTGTCGCCTCCTTCCGCGATATCAAGCACCCGTCCGCCGAACTCAACGCGACCAAGCTCCGCATGGCAGGATTCAGCCCAGAGCAAACCACCTTCATCCAACGTGCCGAGAACCCGGAAGAATACGATGCTCGCATACAGATGGAGTTTCCGAACCGCACGCCGGAGAATATTCAAGCTGGAGAGGAACTCATCCAGCAATCGATTTCGGAGGCACAAAATCCTCCAGAGAATAGCGCCAAGCTGGAAGAGACCGTGGCCAAGGACGGCACTCGCATGTGGACCGTCACCACGCCCGACGGCAAGGAACTCCTCCAGACCAAAGACCAGCAGGCCGCACTGGACGCAATCGCCCAGCACGGACACGCGCAAATTCTCAACAAGCAGTTCGAGACGCAATACGAGCCAGAGGAACTGCGTCAAATGATCACTGATCTGTCCACCCAATGGACATCGCAGGATTCCAACAATACGCTCGTCATGGAATCCGAAGGCATGAATGCCCAGCAAAAACTGGAGCAACTCCAAGCCGCAGGCAATGCCGCGCAGATTCAAGAACTCCACAACCGCATCGCGAATTCCCCGATGAAGGACTCGCCTTACGAGCAGATCAATATCCTCGGCGAAGCCAGCGTGGACGATGTCGCGGAGATGGTTTTCAAGCCACTCATCACGATCAATCCCAATACCCGCCCGGAAAACCTCCGCGAAGAAATCCACCACACGGCGGTCAAGGTTGCGCTCAAGAATGGCAGCGTCACACTCGACACCTTGCGTGGGTGGCTCGACGCCACCGAAAAAGCCCTGCCGGGAACCTTCCAGAACCTTGTTAGAGATTCGGAAGGCGACATTGTCGAATCGCTTTCCCAAGTCCAAGCCGCCTACGAAAACGGCAAAATCAACGCCGACGAGGAAACCAAGCTCCCGCCTTCGTTCATTAATTACATCAAGAACATGATGCGGACCTTGGCCGAAGTCATGCGCCGAGCAGTCGCCCTGCGCGGAGCATTTAAGGACGGCGCTCTGCCTGCGGAATACGAGACCTTCCTCGCCGACTCGGTCGGCCTCAACCAGCAGGCCCGTGTCGATACCGCAAGCCAGCGTGTCGCCGGGGATGTTTTGGCTGATACCGATGGCAAGGTGGTTTTCTCCCGCGCCCAAGCGCAGAGCAACGCAGGCGAGATCCGCGCCAGCAACGCCACGATCACCGGCCCGGCGAACTACTCCATTGCCGCACACCACGGCACGCCGCACAAGGTGGACCGCTTCAGCACCGCAAAGATCGGCACAGGCGAAGGAGCGCAGGCTTACGGCTGGGGGTTGTATTTTGCGGAAGAGAAGAAAGTGGCGACCGGATACCGTGACGCTTTGTCTGGCGTCAAATTATTGGACGCTAAAGGTGAGGTTCTTGTTGGGTTGACCAGCAATCCAGTTACTCAAAAAATCCTCAAAGAAGCCCAGTATTTTTGGAAAAACGGAGAAACTACACTGCCGTCGATAATCAGCGAAATTACGCAGAAGAAACGACAGGCTGAAGTATGGGCATCATCTGGATCAAATGTTCAATCCAACACAGAGTTTGTATCTGGGTCGGAAGAAGCGATTCGTTTACTCCAAGGAGGCAGTTCTGCAAAGGTTGACGGCAACCTCTACACCGTTGACCTCGATGTCGAACCCGAAGACCTGCTGGACTGGGACAAGCCCTTCTCCGAGCAGAGTCCGAAGGTGCAGGCGGCGTTGAAAGCAGTGCAATCCGACCACCCGCTTTGGAAGAATACCATTTCTGGGAAAAATGGGAAACCAGTCGGCGGGGCAATATACAAAACACTCACCGCAACATGGCCAGATGCGGAATTTTCCCGCGATGGAATTGACCCCAAGAAAAAAGCCTCCGAAGCCTTGCTCGCCGGAGGCATCCCCGGCATCCGCTACCTCGACGGCGGCAGTCGCTCAGATGGTGAAGGCACATACAACTATGTCGCCTTCGACGAGAACCTCATTCGGATCACAGAGGAGAACGGCAACCGCATCCCCGCATCGCAGGCCATCGCTCAACCTGTTTCGACTGATACCAACTACAGCATTGGAGCCACGCAGTTTAAAGGTTGGTTCGGAGAATGGGATGTCGATCCAACAACGGCATCCAAGGTAATCGATTCCGATGGCAAGCCGATGGTGGTTTACCACGGCACACAAAGGGCGGATCGCGTAGGAGACCGTTTCCGTAAATCCCGCGCCACTTCCGGGCCGATGGCTTTTTTCACAAACGACCCGGCCATTGCCTCGTCTTACTCCACGAACAAACGAGACACCTCTGCGGAGATGCCATCGGACTATGCCGAGTGGTTCAAATACAAGGGCAAGGGGATGCGCTCGCCGGTCGCTATCGACCGCGCATGGTGGAACCTTTCTCCCGAGGAGCGGGCTGCGGTAAACGAACGCATCTACACGATTGGGTATGCCGATGCGGATGCTTACGAAGGCCCGATTGTCGCCGACTCACAAAGCATCATGTCCCGCGACAGCATCGACTACGAATTGCGCCAAGCTCGCGGCAATGGCCTCCGGGCCTTGGTCGAAATGTGGCTATCCAGCGGATCGCTTTTCAACCAAGAGGAAAGGTTTTTGGAAGTCCTGCAAGCGGCAGGCGTGAAAGGGGCCACGCTTGACGATCCCAACGCCGCCCGCTCGGCAGTCTACCCGGTCTATCTTTCGATCAAAAACCCGCTCGATACGGCAAACATCCCGGGCGATGTCGTCTCCGCATTAGAGCAAGCAGGCAAGCGCAAGCGGGCCAAGCAATCCGCAGGCGGAAACCCGGACGCATGGGATAAAAACACCATCAGCGGGAACGATTGGATGGCCGCGCTGAAAGAGGACATGGCGAAAGGAACGACCCATGCGTGGACGCGCATCCCCGATTGGGTCACCGAAACTCTGTCATCCTTCGGTTACGATGGCATCAAAGACACCGGAGGAAAACACGACGGGGTGCAGCACCAAGTCTGGATTCCCTTCAACGAGACGCAGGTCAAATCCGCCACCGGCAATCGCGGCACCTTCGACCCGACCTCGGCGAATATCAACTACAGCATCGGGAAAAAACAATCAGCCGGAGGCATTCGCTTCGACGAGATTACGAAGGAAAATCCAAAGCATGACGGCAGCAGGGTAGGAACAGCATGGCAAGGAAAGGTCAGACCTACAACTCAAGACACCAATGACGGCATTGCCACGGTCAATTCAAAAGAACTTGAGAAGCAAATGGCGATGCTCACGCATTTTGTCGATGGGGTTCCATTGCCAGAGTTCATCACCAAGTTTCAAAATCCAGAGGAGAGGATGCGGGCCTTCATCGATTTCCAAAAGGAAAACCTCTTGGCCCTGTATGATGCATTTGATGCGCTATCACACGACTATGTGATCCGCTCCACGCATTGGTATGATGGAGCAAGGTTACTCGCTGAAGGGGTTCGTGACCTTTATGGGCTAACTATCGAGCAATCATCAGCCGTCATCGCGGTATTCAGCCCGATGAAGGATTGGTTCCAGAATGTGGCAATGGGTCAGAGGTTTGCCGATGTAATGGCTAACCACAAGGACACGCAGATTTCAAAAGCTACGGTGGGCAATGCTATGAGTGAGATGCTCACTGCCGCCGAAAACGAGAGCGATCTCCGCAAAGCATTTAAGAAGATCAAAGGACGCTCTATTTCACAGCTTCTGGCCGACAAAACTGAGGAAGGAAGAAAAGTCACCGCAGTTGCCGTTCGGCTCATGTCCACCCATGTCCATGGACTGACGCATGATGTATTGTCTCCAGAAGGGGAGTCTCTTGGAATACGCAAAAACCTCGACGGCACGAACAAGAAATTGGTCTGGCAATCTTATACTTTCATCGAAAAAGCGATTTCCATTTACGAGGACGGAAGCGCCAAGAACATTTCCAAGGTGCTGGGAACCGAACACAAGATTCGGAACTTCTACAACAACATCGTCGCCCCCACCTCTCCATACGGAGACGCCACCGTGGACACTCACGCAGTGAATGCCGCCGTGCTTTTCCCCATGGGAAACAAGGGGTATTTGGTCAATCTTAACTTTGGCGGTGCTGGTGTGGCGGGCGGAGGAAACTCTGGAACCTATTGGCTCTTCCACGAAGCCCTGCGCGAAGCGGCTGCGGCTCGGAAAGTGATGCCTCGGCAGATGCAATCCATCACATGGGAAGCGATCCGTGGGTTGTTCACCGATGTCAAGAAGCGAGACAAGAACTTTGTTGCAAATATCGCCAAAATATGGCAAACTTCTCAAGATGCTAACTCTGCAAGAACTCAAATCATCAAGCTGGGAATCACTCCCCCAGAATGGGCCAGAGTGGGTAGCGCCAATTCGGGAATCCAAGGTGGCGTGGGAAAAAATGTTGGGCAGAACGCTAACTCCGCAGGAAGTGTTCAATCTGGAGTTCGACAAGGACGCAAGGGCGGAGATGGAAGCGGAGGAGTAAACTACTCCATAGCCAGCCAGTCGGAGATCGACCGGGTGAACAAGGCGCTGGGCGGCATGAACCGAGGCCCGGACGAGCGTCTCAAGGTCTACCAGCGGGCCAAGCAGAAATTCTCCAAGCTCATGGCGTGGAACTCGGACGAACTCGCAGCGATGGCCGACACCGGCTCCGACGAATCGCAAATCCGCCGCACGCAAATCCTGCAAGCCCTCGGCGAACTCGACGGCATCCTCTCCGTCCTCCCGCCAGAAGTGCGCGGCAGGGTGGGGGGCTACACCAAGCTCGCAGGGATCGCCCCGCACGATGTCCTCAAAGACGGGGTGAAGGTCAGCGAAGTCAGCGGGATGAATGGCGCGATCATCAGCGCATGGATGCGCGAGGGACAGAACATCGGGCAGGCAGGCAAGCAGGTCTCCCTCCCTCCCGGATACACCGCAACCGAGAACCTCTCCACCAAACGGGCCGACAAAGTGATTGCCGACTTCTTCCGCGACCGCATCAAACGCATGGACACCGAACTCGAAAAAGTGCTGGTGCGCGAATACACCGAGGCCATCACCAAGGTCGTGAAGCAAAGCCGACCGAAGGCCGGTGACAACGGGGTCCGCAAATCCACGCTCGGAGCCGAGACGCAGAAGTTCGCCGATACGGTCCTCCGTGCTACGCTCCTCGATGACGAGGCTACTGCCAAGCGCATGGCCGAGATCGAGGCCGCGCTCACTATGCCGGATGCCACCGCCGAAGACATCTCCGCTCTCTCCGAAGAGTGGTCGATCCTCAACACTTTTGGAGACCTTGACAACCGCTCCTCCGAGACGCTCGCGCAAGGACTCGACTGGCTCAAGGGACAATTCCAAATGGGCCGCGAAGCGTGGCGCATAAAAGAGCAGGCCCGCATCGATGAACAGCGTGCGCGTAACGCAGCGACCATCGAATGGCTCGGAAAAGGCACAGCAAAAAAACGCAACGCCACCAAAACCAAATCCGAACTGGCAAGCGATCTGGCAAACCACTATTTGCTTTCTCACGCAAACTTTGAGCAGTTTGTCACCGCAATCTTCCCGCCGGAAATTGCAGCAAAATGGTCCGACCGACTCCGCAAGGCCGATGAAGCTTCGCAAACAGCGGAAATTCGTGATCGCAAGGGAATCCTCGATGCCGTCCGGGCAGGCGCAAAAGCTGCGAACATGTCAACCGCTGATGCCATGCTCTGGCTCAAGGCCGACCAGAAAAATGCCGTCTCCTACCTTGAAGGCCGCAAGGTCAAGGACGAGCGCATCGCCATCGACCTCGCTCAAAAGATCGTCACCGGCGAGGCCGACCGAAGCAAGCTCACCGACTCCGATGTGGAGACCCTCCGCAACGAACTCGCCGCACTCCCTGCCGACACGCAAAAGGAATTCGTCACCATCAAGCGTGTCATCTTCCGTGGTGAGGATGTGAAGCTCGACATGTCCCGTGGCAAAGCAATGCAGTATTTGCTCTCATGGAATCAGCCAGACGTCCAAATCAAGATGAGAAAAGAAGGGTGGACCGATGATAGTGCAGCCGACCTCAAGGCGCTCGTCAACGATCCAGTCTCCCGCGAGGTCATGGCTTACGCCAAGGAACTCTACGGAAAAGGCGCAGGCATCGTGAATCCAGTCTACTCGCGCATGTTCGGCATGAATATGCCGCAAGTGAAAAACTACGCCCCAACACGCTTCATCAATGCCAAGGACACAAAGGATATCGGCCTCGATGGGTCGCCGTCCGCCACCGGCACGACTCCAGGCTTTGCCAAATCCCGTGTCACCCACTCGGCTAAGATCGCGCCAGAAGATGCGCTCAATGTCATGCAGGGTCACATCGCGCAACAGGCGCACTGGGTCCACTTCGCCGAACTCGCTCGCGAATTCCGCGCCATCCTTTCCAACCCGGAGGTTCGCGAATCCATTAAACAAACCCACGGAGAAAGTGTGCTAAAGGATGCCGAACTTTGGGCCGACCAAATGGAACAACGAGGCGGCAACAAGGCCCGCGAATCCACATGGATGAACACCATCCTCGGCACGGTCCTGTCCGGCAAAGCGGTTTCCTCGCTGGGATTCAACCTCAAGACGCTGGCTATGCAGTTGGACAACAGCATTCGGTTCGGCCTCGCTCTCGACATGAGTCAGATTGTTTCTGCGCTATCCAACCCATCGACAATCGTAGAAGACATCCAAACCGTCTGGGAATCGGAGGCTATCCAAAACCGACTCCAAGGTGGAGCGACTGCCGAGGCAAAATTCCTCTTTTCTCGCTACGCTGGAAAACCGAATTTCGCGGCGAAGATTGCCGAGGCATCGATGACTCCAATCAACTGGATGGATTCAGCCGCGACATCGATTTCCTCTGCCATCGTGTACCGAGCCAACCTCATCGATGCGCTAAAAGCGGGAATGCCGGAACAACTCGCCAAACAGACTGCTCTCGATGCCGCCAGTAAAGCCATCTACCAATTCGCGCAGCCGGTCAGTTTCGGTCAGAAAAGCATCGTCGAAAACAACGGCAATGTGATGGCCAAAATGTTTTTCCTGTTCATGTCTGATGCACGATTAAAAACCGCCGTCCTCGCCGATGCCGCTCGCGGACTGGCTACAGGGAGTGGTGACAAGGGAACACATATCCGCCGAATCCTTGCCATCGAAACCATGGCCGTGCTTTCCCATGTGGTCTCCAGTGCATTCCGTGATGGTCTATCGGATGACGACGATGAGGAAATCTGGAACCTCGGCGGATTTGCCAAGGCCATTCTGCTCGCCCCGCTCCAAGGGTACTTCTTCGCAGGCACTCTCGGTGAGCTTGCCATTTCAAAACTGACAGGGCAGAGAACTTTCAACAGCACCACGCAAAATCCATTACTCTCTGCCATGGAGCAGGGGGTGCGGGCGGGGAACAATCTAGAAGACGCCTTCGACCTCGACGACCCAGACGCTATGTTCAAAGAGTGGAACAACATCTTCCGCTCGATGGCGCTCTCGCCAGCAATGGCCGCGCCTGCCGTCCTACTCAACATGGTCAAGCCTGTCATGGGACTCTACGAAAACGCAACAAACGAAGATTGACAGCTTGTCTGTTTTGACTGATACCATGACTATGAAAGCACTACTCTACATATTGGATCGTCTCTCGGAGAACTCGACGTGGAGGGGTATATTGCTGGTCGCCACCGCGCTCGGCGTGTCGCTTAGTCCGCAGCATCAAGAAGCCATCGTGGGCGCGGGCCTCGGCCTTGTAGGTGCGATAAACATCTTTCGCAAGGGATGACACCGCGCTGGATCGCCACCGGAATGATCCTCTTCGCCTTTGCCTGTCTGGCTATGGCGTTCCTCACCTCATGCGTCAGCGTTCCAGTCCCGCCATTCGGGGATCGCATCGGGGAGATGGGCAGTCTGCAATTTTCGCTCGGAGTCAA